GAGGAAGGCTGTTTGCGACGACCAGCACAAGTGGACCGTGAAGAACAGCTCTGGATGGCATGTCTGGAACATGGATCAGCTGCTGGAAAGCTGGAACGGCTGTGGTGAGTACCAGCGGTTCTACATCCCTACTGTTGAAGGTCTGGACTACGGCACCAACGAGGTACCAGTGGAGCCGTACCTGATGGGCCTTTTGCTGGGGGACGGCAGCTTTCGCTCTTCCGGTATCGTGAGCTATTGCACGGTAGACCAGGAGCTTGCGGAACATGTGCTGGCCCATGGCTTCCAGGAGGTGAAGGGTGATAGCCGCAACGATGTGCGCTACTTCACCCTGCCGAAGGGAAGCGAGCTGGCCAAGGCCCTTAAAGAGCTTCACCTGTTCGGCCTCAACTCGCACCGGAAGCACGTGCCAGAGGAGTACCTTGAGGCTTCCCTCGATGTGCGGCTGGCGCTTCTGCAGGGGCTGATGGACACAGACGGATGCACCAGTAGCCGGGACTCCACCTGTGAGTTCGCTTCCGCCTCCAAACAACTGGTACTGGACGTCCAGCACCTAGCCCGTTCTCTGGGGGCGTTGGCCACCCACAAGGACGGAGGGCACCGCCACCGGCTGGCACTGCAGTTCGGCAACAAGGTGAACCCTTTCCGTCTACCACGGAATCAGAATCGGCCCTACCAGCACCAGAGCTTGTCCCTGCGGATAGATTCTATTGAAGCAGTTGAGCCGCGTGAGACTGTTTGTATCAAGCTGGACTCTGAAGATGGCTTGTTCGTCACAGACCAGTTCGTGGTCACCCACAACACGGACGCCCTCATAATGGACTTCGCCCAGCACGTAGGGCAGGGGTACGGGGCTGAGTGGAAGGGCATCCTGTTCCGCCAGACCTACAAGCAGCTCCAGGACGTCATCGCCAAGACGCTGAAGTGGTTCCGGGTTATCTTCCCGGAGGCCAAGTACAACAAGGCTAACTTCACGTGGGAGTGGCCGACCGGGGAGACCCTGTCTCTGCGCCACATGTCGAAGGCAGAGGACTACTGGAACTACCACGGCCACGCCTACCCATGGATCGGCTGGGAGGAGCTCACCAACTGGTTCGACCCCACCTGCTACCTCAGCATGATGTCCTGCTGCCGTTCCACCGTGAAGGGGATGCCCAGGAAGTACCGTGCCACCACGAACCCCTACGGACCCGGCCACAACTGGATTAAGCGCCGTTTCCGCCTGCCCCACAGCAGGGGCCGGGTGATCCGCGATTCCATGCGAGAGGGCGACCTGGAGCCGCCTCGTGTGGCTATCCAGGGGCATATCCTGGAGAACAAGATTCTCCTGCACGCTGACCCGGACTACATCCAGCGCATCAGGGCCTCAGCCAGGAACCCCGCCGAGCTGGCGGCCTGGATCGACGGCTCCTGGGACATCACCGCTGGCGGCATGTTCGACGACATCTGGGAAGGCTCCCGGCACGTGCTGCCCTCCTTCCCGCTGCACCTCATCCCGGCTGGCTGGCGCGTGGACCGCTCCTTCGACTGGGGCAGCTCGAAGCCATTCTCAGTGGGGTGGTGGGCCGAGTCCAATGGCGAGCCGTTCGTCTGGCAGGGGCAGGTGTACGGGGCCGTTCGTGGTGACCTCATCCGCGTGGCCGAGTGGTACGGCTGGAACGGCTCCAGGAACGAAGGCGTGAAGATGCTGGCGACGGAGATCGCACAGGGCATCAAGGACCGGGAGGATGACTGGGGCATCAGCGACCGGGTTCGCCCCGGCCCTGCAGACAGCTCCATCTACGATGAGGAGAACGGCAACTCCATCGCCAAGGACATGCAGAAGAAGGGCGTCCGCTGGGAGAAGGCCGACAAAGGCCCCGGCTCCAGGAAGCAGGGCTGGGAGCAGATCAGGAAGCGGCTGAAGAACGCCCTGCCCCCGGTGCAGGGAGGCCCACGGGAGGAACCCGGCCTGTTCGTCCTGGACCGCTGCCAGCAGTTCATCGAGACAGTGCCTTCCCTGCCTAGGGACGACAAGGACATGGACGACGTTAACACGGACGCCGAGGACCACATTGCGGACGAGGTTCGCTACCGTCTGCGCCGGAAGCCGAAGGGCGTGACCAGGACAGGGTTCTGATGGACGAGAAGGTGGTGTCACTCCAGGAGTACCGGGAAGCCCAGGAGCCGCATCTAAGCGGCCCTGCCCGCTGCCCCAGCTGCCAGCACACCTGGACCGCCGTCGCTCCCGTAGGGACGGTGTCCGGGCTGGAGTGCCCCAGCTGCCACCGGAACACCGGCTACATGGAAGCAGAGGTGGTGCCGAAGGAGCGGTGGATGTGCCAGTGCGGCTGCGACATCTTCCGTCTCAGCCCCACCAGCATCCTGTGTGTCAGTTGTGGGAAGCCCGTCGAGGGCTATCCCTAGTCCTGCTCCAGCACCCCCATGATCCGGAAGTACATCTTGTTGTGGTAGCCCGGCTGGAGCCGCAGGGAGCGGTGGTTGCGCAGGAAGACCATGGTCTCCCGCACCTCCTTGGGCGCTATCGGCTTGCCGAGGGTGGTCTTCCGGGCCTTCACCATCTCCCGCACTTCGGCCTCTGTGAACCGCCGCTGGTCGCTCTGCAGCATCTCGTAGAATATGACGTTGGCGAGGGTTTCTGGATCAAACATCGTGGTGCTCCTTTTCTGGTTGGTGTTAGGCCGCTTGCTGCTTGGCGCTGAAGAAGGCGCGAGCGGCAATGGCTTGGTCTTCGTAGTCGCTGTTCGGCTGGCCTTCGACCGTGGCCACTACATCGTCCAGGCTCAGGCCCGCTTTGAAGGCGCTGGTGCCGATGGTCTGCAGGAAGTCGATGCTCAGGCCGGTGCGGGTAGTAGTGGTTTCCATGGTCGTGCTCCTTTTCTCATTGGCTATGATTGTATCATGGACCAACCAGGAACAGAAGACAAGCCCCTGGATGAAGAAATTTCCAGGGGCCTCGAAGGGCCTTATGCGTTGAACCTTTCGGCCTGCTCCTGGTACTGGCTGACCTTCTTCGCCACCAGCGGGAAGATGTCAGCGGCCATGGTGTGGTAGAACACTTCCAGCCACGGCATCAGCTCGCCCTTGTAGCCCCGTTTCTGGGCCTTGCGGAAGCCGGATGCTGCGTGCTGTGCGTACTTGGATTGGCTAATGCTCATGGTCGTTCTCCTTATACTCCCCAATAGTTGAACCACTCGGGATCTGACTTTCTTCTCAGATCCCGTATTTGTCTCTCCAGCTTAGAAATCTTTTGCCGTAACCTCCATGCCCTAGAGTGTGCTTCCCCTTTCAAGTGTCGAAATCCGTACCCATGACTGGGGGTTCTCAGGGCCTCCAATTCAACCTCTAGGGCATCAGCCTCCATGTCTAGTTTGAGGGCTTCTGGGCAAAGCGGTTTGGCTTGCGGTGCTAGGAGGGCTTTGGACATTATCCCTGATTCAATGTAAGCAGCCATCATGCTCTCCTCATGCGGTCATCTGGGTCATGTAGTGGACCGGGCGCTCATACATCCCCCGCTCGTCTCGGTATACAGAGATCATCCGAAGGTACTTGCCATCCGGTACAAACTGGCTGGATGTCTCACCGTAGTTGATGTTCACCCCCAGAGGCCATGCTTCGATCAGGTCTTCGGCGGCGAGGGCTTCATTCAGGGTGGGGAACCAGTTTTGCATTTCGACTCTCCTTTTCTCATTGACTATGGACGTATTGTGGCACAACGCTGGACAAAAGACAAGCCCCTAGATGAAGAAATTTCCAGTGGCCTTGGCACCTCCCTCAGAGGTATGCTTCGATGATGCGGGCTGCCTCCTGGAGGTCTGCCTCCCCGGCCTCGTAGTAGTTCACGGAGAAGGTCTCCCCGTCCTGGGCCTCCACCCAGGCGCTTTCGGTGTCGTGGCAGATTTCCAGCTGGCCCAGCTTCACGTTGCACTCATCGTCCATCCCGGTGATCACGATGATGTCCCGCTGGGTGGCTTCGATGTGCGTGACGCGGTAGTCGATGCCGTTGATGGTGGTGTTTTCAGTAGTCATGATGCTTCTCCGTTTCTCGGTGGTTTAGGCTGCTTGCTTGGCGCTGAAGAAGGCGCGAACGGCAATGGCCTGGTCTTCAAAGTCGGTGTTGGGGAGGCCCTCGACCACGGCCACGATGTCGTCCACTCCCTGGCCAGCCTGGAAGGCGCTCTGGCCGATATTGGTCAGGAGGTCGATGCTGGTGTTGGTGCGAGTGGTCTGGCTCATGGTCGTGCTCCGTTTCTGAGTGGCTATGGTTGTATCATGGACCATCGAGGAACAGAAGACAAGCCCCTGGCTGAAATTATTTCAACCAAGGGCCAGGTTTGTTACTGGTAGCCACCCATGGCTTGGGCTACCCGTGGATCGTCCCGTATGCACTGCCGAAAGTCCTGTTCGTCTAGGGCAGCATCGTAGAGCTCGTGCTCTTCGTCCTCGACAATACGGGCCAGTTTCTCGTCGGACATCCGGCTAACCTGGTTGTTCATCTGTATGCGCATGATGCTTCTCCGTTTCTGGGTGGAAGGCCCCCGAAGGGGCCTGGTTCGCTTAAAAGTGTGGGTTGCGAGCGTCGTGGTGGCCCTGGACCAGGGAGAAGGCTCCCCGCTTGCCGCCCTGCTTCCAGTTGACCGGGCCGACGCGGGTGAAGACGCGGCCATCTTCAGTGGTGATGCGGTAGTAGGTCTTGCTGATCTTGGCGATTTTGCCCAGCGGGTAGTAGTCGCCGTTGAAGCCCATGGACACTTCGTCGCCAACCTGAGGGAGGCGGGCTGCTACGAACGGGTCGCAAGCGTAGCTGGATTCGTAGGCAATGTGCTGCTCTCCGGTCTGTTCGGTGAGCTCCTGGGCCTTGGCTTCAGCGGCTTCCAGGTTGTCAAAGCGGCGAGTCATGTCGGTGGTCATGGTGGTGCTCCTTTTCTGTGGGTAGTGCCATGTGGCTATGGTTGTATCATGGATCAATGAGAAACAGAAGACAAGCCCCCTGTGCAAATTATTTTTCGGAGCACGTCATGGTCTCACCTATCGGTGCTGCGTAAGCGCCAGGAGACATGGATACTTCTGTCCTGATCGATCGAACCGAATCCTAGGAGTACACCCATGGCCGAGAAGAAGGCAGGCCCGGATACCACCAGCCCAGCGTA